AAGCTCCATTAAAAATATACATAGGATAAATAAATGTCACAAACAAAACCATTTTTTATACCACAAAAAGAATTTGATTTAATTAATCAAATGAATGAAGAATTAATTGACGAGATAGTTGGTCAATCAGTTGATATTTATAAAGTAAATGTTGAAAGAACAGAAGACAATGTATATGGTGAATCAACAGCTAAATATTATGATATTGGATTTAGAGTTAATTGTTTAATTAATTATAATGAACCAGAAGTAATTCAAGATGAGTTTGGTTCTGATACTAATTCAAGTATAGAGATGTTTTTTCAAAGAGAAAATTTATCAAGTGGTTCATTAAATTTCTATCCTGAAACTGGTGACATTGTGGATTGGAATGATTACTATTGGGAAATCAATGGAACAACAGAACCACAATTATTTGGTGGACATCCAAACTTTAAACACAACATTGTAGCTACTGCTCATCGTTCAAGATTATCATCACTACAAATTGAAGAAAGACCAAGATAATGGCTGTTCAACAAATCACACACAAAAAAATTACGAAGTTTGATACTTCTAATCCTAATTATCAAGAAAAATCTAAACCTAAAGAAGAAGTTAGTGGTAATGTACAAGAGGATGAAGATGTGTATGGAGAAAGAAAACATACTTATACACCTGAACCTAATGGTAACTTACAAATGGAACAAATGATGGGTAAGTTGATGAATAAATTAGACAACTTTGATTCACCAAGTCAAACAGGTACAAAAGCCATTGAAGTAGATATTAAAAAAGAAATTGCAATTGGTAAAGCTGATATGAGTAGTATTAAATCAGAAGAATTTAAAGGTAAGGTTAAAACCAAAAAAGACAAACTGAAAGCATTGAGAAGACGAAATGGCCGTTAACAAGATTACAAATAAACAAGTTGTAAATACAGAGTTGGTTAATAGAGCTAATGAGGTATCTACTAAAGGAACAACTGTTCGTGGTAATAGAGAAACTACTTTTGTACCAGGTAATAATTTTTCTGAAAATTATTCAATAACTTTAAAAGATGTTGATACTGCAGTGTTGAATCATGTTAAAAATGTAATGAAACCGAGAGTTAAAGAAGCAAATGAAACTTTAAAAATACCTGTTTATTATGGTAATGAAGAAAGATGGAAAGCAGTTAGAAAAAGAGGTATATTGAGAGATAAGAACAATGTATTAATACTTCCATTAATAATGTTAAGAAGAACAGAAGTTTCAAGAAATGATTTATCAGGACAATCATTTCCACACGACATCAAAAAACAACATGTTGATGTGGTAAGAAGTTCAAGGTGGAGTAAAGAAAATCAATATGATAGATTTTCAGTTCAACAAGGTGTTCAACCTGTATTTGAAAATGTGGTTACTGGAATGCCAAACTATTCTGATGTAAATTATGAATTTGTACTATGGACAAATTTTATTGAACAAATGAATCCATTAGTGGAATCTTTTGTAGACCAATCACATACATATTGGGGTGATGGAACTGATAACAAGTTTTTATGTACAATTGATAGTGTATCAGATGCATCAGAAATGAATCAAGATGGTGAAAGATTTATAAAATCTACATTTAGTGTAACCACAAAAGCTTATTTATTACCAGAATACTTAAATTCAGTAATTACTAACAAAGTATCAAATGTAAAAAAATTCACAACACCATCACGAGTTACCTTTTCACAAGAAGGTGATGCTACCAATGAACAAGTAGGAAAATAATTTACTCGTTTCAAATTTTTATATATATTTATATATAGTTATATAACAAATCACAATGGAGGTTATAAATGCCAAAAGAAGTAAAATTCACAGAAGAAGAACTTACACAAGTTCAAAACATACAAAAAAGTTATGCAACTGTTCAAAATCAATTTGGACAATTAAAAATGGCTCAAATCAGATTAGATGAACAAGAAGTTGAATTAGAAGAATCTTTAAAATCAATTCAAGATGATGAAAAGAAATTTCTTGATGGAATTACTGAAAAATATGGTGAAGGAACTCTGAATCCTGAAACAGGTGTATTTACACCAACTAAATCATAATAAACAAAAATAAATTATCGTTTGAGAATTTAATCATATATTTATATATGAATAATACTAATGCGCAAAATAGTATATTTACCTCAAAAAATTAAAAGTTAACTTAGGAGAAATTCAATGGCCGAAAAAATAATTTCACCTGGTGTATTTACAAATGAAATAGACCAGACATTTTTACCCTCCGCTGTAGCTGATATTGGAGCTGCTCTTGTTGGACCAACCCTTAAAGGTCCTGCAGGAATCCCAACCATCGTAACATCATTTTCTGATTACCAAGCAAAATTTGGAGATGTTGTCACAAGTGGTTCGGATAAAGTCCAATTCTTAACATCACATACAGCTGAACAATATTTACAAAATTCAGATACATTAACTGTCGTTAGGGTAATGGCGGATGGAACTGGTGCAGTCGCACCTGCAACCGCTATACTTGGAAGTACTGGTAGTACAACACCAGCCACACAGGCGACTGGTTCTCACCTTATACTTCCAATAGGGGCTCGAACAGCTGGATTTTTAACTAGTTTTGGTGATTTAGTTGAAATCACTGTTGGTTCAACAGAATTTAGATTTATAGCTGTAGACCCAACCGCAATACCAGTTGATTCTAGTCCAGTGTTCTTTTTCTCAACTGGTTCTGTTACAGGTTCTACAACTGAAACATTAGGTGGTGGAACTTTTGCAGGTGGAGCACACAATTTAATAGAAAAAGTTAATGCAGCTGATATTGGTGTATCGATGAGTTTCGCTCAAACAGCTACANATGGTGTTTTAGCTTATACTGCATCTGCTGCTGGAATTGGTGGAAATAGAATTACTGTTGATACTGGTTCAGGTGGTGCATTAGGTAATGCTAGATTTGGTAACACAGCTGCTGGAACTAACTCTTTCTTAGTAGGTGGTGCAAACGCTGGTGGTTCAACTGTTAACTCATTTACATTAAGAACAATTGCAGATGGAACAATAATGAACAACGCTGACACAACTGCTAGAACAAATAATGTATTAGTTAGTGGTTCAGTTCATAATGTAAGATATGAAGTTACAAATGTAAACGCTAAAAAAGGAACATTTACACTTTTAATTAGAGCTGGTAATGATAATAGTAAGAGAAAACAAACATTAGAGTCCTATACAGGTATTAACCTTGACCCTAATTCATCAAATTATATCGGTAAAGCGATTGGTGACCAAAGACAACAAGTTGGAACTGATGGGCTTACTAAATATTTAGAATTAACTGGTTCATTTCCAAATAAATCAAGATTCGTAACTGTTGAGAAAATAACTAATACAGTGGATTATTTAGATGAAAATGGAAACGTAAGAGTTCCTGCTAATTCAGCTTCTCTACCGAATCCAGGTAGTGGTTCAAACAATGGTGGATTCAATGGTGCATCAGATGGTTTAATTGGTTTTGATTCATTAGGTAATCAAAACGGAAGTTTAAGTGGTAAAGTTAATTTCTATGACGAAATCAGTACACAAACACAAGGTTTCACACCAGATGATACAACTGATGCAGATGGTGGAGCTGCTTACGCACAAGCTCTTGACTTACTTGCAAACCAAGATGAATTTGATGTTAATTTAATCTTGTTACCAGGTTTGGTTCATTCTGAACATAATGCAGTGACCAATAAAGCAATTGATGTTTGTGAAGATAGAGGTGATTGTTTTGCAATTATCGACCCAGTTGTTTACGCTAAAAATCCAAGTGATGCTGTAACACAAGCTGAAGCAGTTGATTCAAACTTTGCAGCTATGTATTACCCCTGGATTAAAGTACCTGATGGACAAGTGGCTGGAACTCAAAGATGGGTGCCACCATCAGTAGTAATGGGTGGTGTTTACGCATTCAATGATAGAGTCGCACACCCCTGGTTTGCTCCTGCTGGATTGAATCGTGGTGGTATTACAACTGCTATTCAAGCTCAAAGAAAATTAACTCAAAACAATAGAGATACATTGTATGATTCAAATGTTAATCCAATCGCAACATTCCCTGGACAAGGGGTAACTGTATTTGGACAGAAAACTCTTCAAAAGAAAAATTCTGCATTAGATAGAATCAATGTAAGACGACTATTAATTAGAGTTAAGAAGTTCATAGCTTCTTCTTCAAGATTCCTTGTATTTGAACAAAATACATCGGCAACACGAAGAAGATTCTTAGGAATTGTTAATCCATTCTTAGAAAATGTACAATCACAAAGTGGTTTAAGTGCATTTAGAGTAGTGATGGATGAAACGAATAACACACCTGATACAATTGATAGAAATCAATTAGTTGGACAATTATTCTTACAACCTACAAGAACTGCTGAGTTTATTGTATTAGACTTTACAATACAACCTACAGGTGCTTCTTTTCCAGAATAATGGTTAGTTAAAATAA